CTACAATACCTTTAATTAAAGTTGAATCGTACCCAGCATCGGTAGGTGTTAGTATATATGCCAACTTCCCACCCCCAAAACTATCTCCTATTGATAATGGTTTTGGTTCTGGAGAGTTAATATTTACCGAATCAGTTACATTTAATGAACCAGTTGTTGTTTGGTTTCCTATAAAATTTGCAGGTCCGATATTTGTGAAAGTACCCGATGATGATACTGTTAATGAACCCGTAATCTCTATTGTATTTGTTGTTGCCCATTTAGAACCAGTTAGTGCGAATAAAGAATCTCCTCTTAATCCAGAAGTTCCAGATGTGCCGCTTGTACCAGAAGTTCCAGATGTACCGCTACTACCATTTTCTCCACTTACTCCAGACGTTCCCGAAGTGCCACTTGTTCCAGATGTGCCGCTTGTACCATCACTACCACTTATACCACTAGTCCCACTACTTCCACTTACTCCAGAAGTTCCTGATGTACCACTTGTACCACCACTTCCACTTACTCCAGATGTACCACTACTTCCAAAGAATGTACCATTTAAACCTGATGTTCCAGATGAACCAGCCGTACCACCTGCTCCAGTTATACCGTTTGAACCGGATGTACCCGATGTACCATTACTTCCTATTCCAGAAGTTCCCGATGTGCCGGTTACTCCGCTTGTACCAGATGTTCCCGAAGTACCAGTATCAAAACCTCTTGGCCCTACCGGTCCTTGAACTCCGGCCGTTGCTATTATTATTTCCGGTTGTGAAGTTTGGACAGTAATTTGAGTTACTGCGTTTTCAATTGCAACGTTGGTTTTTGGGACTTCAACTTGGACAGTTGTTATATCTTTGTTTATTTGTACTGACATCCTATCTAGTTACGTTTTTAGATAACTTAACTTTACCTTCTAATAATCTTGTAACCTCATTACCTTTTACCAATTCTAAATCGTAAAATGCTTCACCAAAATTTAATGCCGATGAAGATGCTGCAGAAATATATACTCCAATTGAACCACTTGCCAATGGAGTTATAAAATTAGAACCACTTAAATTGATTCCCGTATTATCGGACTTTAGTGATGATGATAGTGAAAGAAAGACCTCAGATGATTCAACACCCGGTCTGATTTGCATTCGGGCCTGATAACCACTCAAATCAACCGCTGAACCCGATTCATCGTTCCAATTGATTTGAAAATTTGTTGTTGCTCCTTGCTCTATTATAAAAGAGTATTTTCCTGCTGCCATAAGTAATTCGGTTTAATACTCTTATAAATATTAAAATGTTGGAAAGGGGTAAAAATAAAAAAGGAGATAGTGTTAGTATCTCCTTTTAGTATATATTTTGTGAAAGTTATTATGTTAATCTTACCTTAACAGCTCCAGCAGTATGATATAAATTTCCAACAGGCACTCCACCAGTTGCAGCTGCGGCATCATTTGCGTAGTTTGCTAAAGAACCAGAATGTAGTTTTACAGATAATAGCGATGCAGTATATGCCATTATAGAAGCCAATTGAGTACCAGTACTAATTACAGATTCAATTCTTGTATTGGTTGAACCACTTACTGCTCCAATTGTTGTATTGATTGAACTACTTACTGCTAATATAGTTGCGTTAGTTGAACCACTTACTGCTGTTATGTTATTTCCAATAGATGCGGATACTGCATATATAGTAGTATTCAAAGATGCGGATACCATTGCTGCTACTGCATCAGTTTCAAATGTAATATCAACTACTTCGTTTAATGTAGTTGTATCATCAATCATCACCGGTTTTGTACCATAATCTCTATTTTCTCTAGCATTAGTATTTGGTCTTAATGTTTCGTATGCCTGATTTTGATATGATGGTATTGGATTTCCTTTCTTTTGTCCCATTTTATTTTTATTATTTTTATTATGAATTTCTGTCAGCCCACATTACTGCTTCATTGAAAGTAGAACCAGTTGATAATGCGTAATTTAATTGATATTTTTTATACAAACCAGAATTTAATCTAACATCTACTAATGCATTCATTTCAATATCATCCAAAGAAGATGAATTTGCCGAAAGGGATGCAGATGTTATTACTAAAGATGCCGATGTGATAGGTAACGCTCCACCATAATTATTTACAACTCTATTAATTAAACTACCAGGTAACATATATCTTTTAAAAGAATCTACATTCTTTGTTTGTAATACTTGATGTGTTGGTTGCTTGCTCATTTTTAATTACTTTTGTTTTGGAGATACACCATCAGCCCAACCAGCTTTAGTTGTATTGTTTGTATATTTTGCTGCAATTGCATTTGATTGTGTTATTGCGGCTCTTCTTGTTTGTGCTTCTGTAGATGGTGTTGTTGATGAAGATTTGTGAGTGTATCCTAAATCTCTATTAGTTAAACCAGCTGCTCTTGCTACTTTTGCTTGTCCCATTTTATTTTGTTATTTATTTTTATTAAACTATAACCAATACATCTATAAATATAAGAATGTTTAAGAAACCTTTACTTTGCTTTTAAAAACCTTCCATTCTCATCTTTCTTCAAATTTCTACTCTTTAACCACACTCTCCTCTCCTCATATAATCTCTCACCTTCCACATCACCATTTCTTTCTTTATACCAATCTAATGTGAAACGGCCTTTAGCTTTAGCTTTCATAGCATCCATTGTAGAATCTTTATGCGATTTACCAAACATACCATTATTAGTACCACCATTAATTTCTTTCATTTTTTCAATCCATTCCATATATTCTTTGGTATCTCGTCTACCTTCCCATATATCACCACCCCCACCAACATAGGTATCGTTATAACCCCTTCTTACTGAATTATGTGCTTTTATTAATTCTTCCTCTAAACTTTGAGCTTGTTCGGTTTCAACTTCACAAATTATCTCCTTTGTCATATTATCCCACCCATACTTCCTAATGGCTTTATATAAAGAGTTTTTTGATTTCTTTGTTAAGGCACTACATTTGTGTTCGGCCATTCTACCATCAAAGTTATTCGTTCTACCAATATAGACCTTTCCTTTTGGTGAACTAATTTTGTAAATTACATCCATAGAATTCTTTTATATAAATATAAGAATTTTACCGAAACGGCATAAAAAAGGGAAGAATTTCTTCTTCCCTTTTTAATATTGAACCGTTACCAGTTAAACTTAGTAAAGTATCAACTTTTATCCTTAGATAGATGTTAAATCTTTAACATAAATCTTACCATAGTATTCTGGGCGAACCATTTTCTTAGCGTATCTCGTCATCACCCCGCGTCTTGGAGTGAAATTTTGAGGGTCATACACTAATGGAGTCATAATCAATGGTACATATGGAGCGTAAACAGCACCAGTCTCTAAGAAGTTGTTACCTCTATAACCCATCAAGATTTCGTTAGAAGTCATGTAAGGGTTTTTGTAAACTGTGTATCTATTGCTCATAGAACCTACTGCAGTAACACCAGCAGCGAACTGCATAGCATCTTTATCTGCATTTACAACGAATCCAGGAATTGATTCCAAAATAGTACATACATCAGGAGAAGCAACGATAAAGTTAGCACCACCTCTTAATGTTAATTGATGAATCTTGTTAGAAACTTTGTTCAATTTAACACCTAATGTTTGAAACCATGCATTCTTAGTGTATGCGTTAGAAGCACCACCGATATTAGACCAAGTACCACCTACATATTCCTCACCAACGTTAGTTGACCAGTATTCAGTAGTTAATGCGTTGCTCTTTAACATATCTAAGATTTCTAAATCAATCTCTAAAGAGATATAATCAGATAACATAGAAGTTAATTCAGCTTCTGCATCGATTGAGTGGTAAGCGTTTAAGTCTTGCGCTAATTCAGGAGTCCATACTGCTTTCAACTTACGAGTTTTAGCAACGATAGCCTCTGATTTCAATTCTAAGTCGATTTCAGGGATATCTAAAGCAGTTGTAGTGTTACCACTAGCATTTGCAGTTGAATCTTCGAAATCACCTCTGTCATAAGCAACAGGAACTTCAGAATAAACTACAGCCGCAGTACCAGCGTTTGCTAATGCAGCTCTTTGAGCTAAAGAAGCAGAAACGAAGATTACAACGTTTGTACCAGATACATAGTTGAATTGAGACAATGTAGAGTGTACACCAGAAGTTACAGCGAATGAACGTACAGCTTCAGTATCAGCAGTTGCTGAAATGTTAGCTTTAGGGATAGTCAACTTAACAACTTGGAATCTATCTTGGTTTGCAACAGCTGGAGTAGTTGTTGAACCAGATAAGTTACCATCAAATCCTACATCAGCCCAAGAAGCTGAAGTTTGTGCAGTTACAGTTGCAGTTACAGTTGCATCGTTTACAGAGTATCCGTAACGGCCTTCACCATAAAGACCACCAGTTGCTGCATCAGTTCTACCGAAGTTAGCAGCTGAACCAGTTGCGTTAGTACCACCGAAAAGTGATTTACCACCGAACTGACCAGGAGCTCCTTGTGCAGAACCATATTTGAAGTCTAAGAAGAAGATAAGACCTGAAGGTAAGTTCATAGGTTGTACACTTACGAATTCCTTAGATGCGATTTCTCCGAAGATTCTTCTTACTAATGGTAAAGCAACACCAGACCATTCTTCTGATCCTGATGATGTACCTGTTTGAGTTGCCTCATCCAACAATTGTTTTGCTTGGTTCTCTAATAGAACTGCCATAGAGTGTTGGTCTCTCTCTTTCATACCTTCTAAAAGGCCAGTTTTTTCCCATTTGCTCTTTAACTGACGAGTCTCAGCTAACATTACCGCTTGTGGGTTCTTGCCTTCCATAAGTTTGCTTAAATCAAAATTTGCCATTTTTATTTATTTTTTTATGGATTATTATTTTATGATACCAGCTAATTGCTTAAAGCGATTTGCTAATTCATTACTTTCTGCGATGATTTCTTTTGCAGGTGCTGTTGAAGCTTGAGCCTTAGAAGCAGTACCTTCGGTAATGTTCTTTTTAACTTGAGCTACTTTTCTTTCAGTTCCTGTGAATTTCATTGATTCAGAAAGTGTTGCGTAAACTAATTTTACTTCTCTTACAGTTGAAGTTCTGTCTAAATTTTCTACAACTTTAACTTTTTGTTCGTTAGTTAAGTTATAACCTCTGAACAATTTGTTAGCGTATAATAATTTAGCGTTTAAAAGGTTTACTTCGTTGATTGTACCTTTCAAAGATTTAATCACTGCGATTGCTTCTGCTAATTCAGTCTCAAGTTTTGCAACTTCAGCTTTCATTTCACCTGCATCTTCAGCTTTATCTTCTTCAGCTTCATCATCTCCGTATCCCATTTCTCTTAGAATTTCGTCTAAGTCGATTTCATCATCAGCCATTTCAGCATCATCTGCTTCCATTGCTGGTTCTTCAGTTGGTTCAGCTGCTACTGGTTCTTCAACCGGTGCTTCTTCACCTTCCATAGCTGGTGCTTCAGCAGGAACTTCTTCCTCACTTTCTTCACCTGCGATTTGTGCTTCCAACTCTCTGATGATAGATTCTAAATCTAATTCATCTTCGTCATCTGCATCCATGTCATCATCAGATTCCATGTCATCACCTTCCATAGCTGCTGGTTCTTCTGCAGGAATTTCTTCTTCTGCACCGAACTCATCTTCGCCTTCAGTAAGGTCTTTAACTTTAGTTTCTTCACCTTCACTACCTGGTTCTCCAGATTGTTTAGCGATACCACTTAGGTCAGTTTGTGCTGAATTTGCTTTATCTGCAGGTTGTTTGTTATCACCACCACCTAATTCACTAGATACATCATTATCTTCATTCACTTCTACTTCTTCTTCTTCACCTTCCATTTCAGCGGTTAGTTTTTTAGAAAGAATAGATTGTAAACGAGGAGTAAATGCTTCTTCTAATGCAATTTTAGCGTTAGCGATAGCAGTTTCACGTACAGCTTTAGCATCAGCAATTGCTTCTTTCAACAATTTTGAACTTGCCATTTGTTTTCCTTATTTATCGGATTTCTTAAGCTATTGTATTGTGAGCTTAAATAGAATTTTTTATTGGCGTTTTGGTCACTACACATAAAGGTGAGTATTCATTACCAATGGAAAAACCTATATGAAATAGGTTATTGTATCAATAAATATACAAAAGATTGAGAAAACGTAATTTTTCTAAAAAATTCTTTAGAAAAGATAAATAAATCCAGAATGCTTATCTGATTTAAGTTTTTGGCGGATACGCTCATCTGAACAACCAAAGTGATTGGCTGCATCTATAATTGAATAAAATTCTTTACCTTCACAACTAATGATAGGTAATTCTAATGTAATGTTTTGTTCCCACAAATCTTGCATTTCGTTGTAGGTAATATCCCAACCATCTACTTTCTTCCAATGACGGTATTTTGGATTGTTTGATTCTATATAATTTCTAGCCATCGATTCACTCATATCACCACCAATCAATTCTGCTATCTGCTTTGGATTCTCAAAAGGAATACCATCGACTTCGTATTTAATATCCGGCTTCGTTTCCTCACCAATGATTTGCCACTCTTTATATTTTGATTTAGTTGAACGGCATCTTCTTTGAACTTCGGTAGCTACTAATGTATTTGGGTCTATTGAAATGGCTGCTTCTCTAAATGATTTATATTCCACACCATCTACTACACATTGATAAGTTCCATCCCATTCAATATCTTCTGCAGCAATATCAGGATTTCCTTTTACAAATACTAATATGTTTTGGTGAACCGATGCTACCTTACGATTACGTTTAAAGTATGTATCAACCACTCTAGCAGCCTGATGTTGTGAGTTGAATAGAATCATATCGTTGTAGAAGTGTAGTCCAGCTTCCTCACAAGCTTGGATTGTTTTGTTTACCAATCCTCTATATTTTCCAATTTTATAATTTCCAGTTAGTGATTGCTCTCTTACTTCGGATACTACTACTGCAAAGAATCTATTGTTTTTTAACTTTTTTGCAGCCTTACCTAAGATACTGAAATACTTCTCATCAAACTTATCATCTTCCATAGTTGATATATCCAACGGATTATCACTATAAACTTCTAAATCGTAATAAGGTGGGCAAGTAAAAACAAAATCAAATTGTTCATCACCTAAATAATTTAACATCTCATCACTATCACCAGTTACCCACTTTGGTTTGGATGATTGCTTTCGGTTTTCCTCTATTTGTTGTTTGGATAAATCGATACCCATATACTCATATCCCATTTCAGTTGCCACAATACCTCTAACACTTCCGCCGGCAAATGGGTCTAAAACCTTACCTTGTTTTGGAGTGAACCATTGATACATATGTTCACAAAGCGTTGCATCAAATATTGAAATTGTATTATCTTCCCAGAAACGGGCTCTACTATCGGTATCTTCCCTACCTAATTCGGATTGAATACCATAGGTTTGTATCCAGTACCTTTTACGGTCCTGCCATTCTTTAGTTCGAGTATCTAAAATTGAGAAAGGCTTAATCATATACAAATATACGAAAAAAGCTTGGAATAACC